GTTTTGATTCGACCGCGCACCTCTCGCACAATTTCCAAAACTTTACCAACCCTTTACCGCTAGAGAGAAAGCCGCTACACTTCTTGCATGGTAAAGAAATTAGTTAGTAAAGCCGAATTCGCACGCATGGCCGGGGTTACCGGTGCAGCGGTTACGAAGGCAATAGGGAAAATGTTAGCGCGTGCCGTAGAGGGGAAGCGGATCGACGCGAACCATATCGATGCCGTTACGTACCTGGAAAGTCGACGAGTCGAAAACGAATCACCTGCGACCGGTATCGATCCGCTATATGAATCGGCGGTTCAATATCTGCAGGGTGGAGCACGGGCAAGCATCGCGGGACTACAACGAGAATTTAAGATCGGCCATCCTCGGGCATCGGCAATCATGGCCACTCTGAAAATAGCCGGCGTGGTCGCTGCAGATAAAACAGTCGCACCACCTCCCCCGCCTATAGAACGGAAACCATTAACCGGCTACGCGGCACAGAATCGAAACAAAAAACAAAACCGGTCACCCATAACCGATCCCGAAGATATGCTCCACAGTATCCCCGAAGATATTCGAGCGTTCGCCGATATGAGTCTTCGCGACCTGGTACACCGCTTCGGAACCGATGTGGCCTTCCTGGATTGGTTGAAGGCCACGAAGGCGATCGAGGATATAAACGAGAAGCGTCTCAAGAATGCGCAGACTCGCGGCGAGTTGGTGAGTCGGCACCTGATGAAGATCGGCGTAATCGAACCCATCGACGCGGCACATATCAAATTATTAACGGATGGCGCGAAGACGATAGCGCGTCGTGTTACTGCTATGACCGCCGCCGGGAAGTCGGTCGAGGATTGCGAGAAGTTCGTCGCCGATCAAATGACCTCTTTCATTCGACCGATCAAAGCGAAGGTCGCGCGAGCTTTAAAGAACGCTTAACCCACAAGAGGATTAGAAAATGTCAGATGTTATGATCTGCGGTCGCGACTGCAAAGAAGGTGATAGTAATTGTAACGGATATTGTACTGGGAAAGTCGACGCACCCCCGACGGCTACCCCGACGATGATTCTCGATCGTAAACGTCTTGCAGCATACGACGCGTTACGCGAGGCAATAGGGGCTTGGTATAAATATTATGGAGAGTGCGAAGTCGGCGACGAACGTACTCACGCTGCTGAAGTATATGAACGGATACAGAATGCAGATCGTCGATAATGCCTAGCCTGGATAACATCGGCGTGGATTGGGTGATCGGCGAGATTGAAGATCTCACCGACAAAATCGAACACATTAAACCGAGTGAGTTTAACGAGCTCTATCGATACCTACCTGAGTCAGTAACGTCCATACCTGGTTACATTCGCTATGATGTGAATCCGTTCATGCGAGAGATAATCGATTGCTTCGATATCAATAGTCCTGTACGTGAAGTGAACGTCAAAAAAGGCGTACAGATCACGTACACCACGTTACTTGAATCGGTGATGCTCTATTACATGGCCCACGCGAAGACGCTTCCCATGATGTATATCACCGCCGATAAGGAGCTCGCGACCGCACGTATCGAGAACAACATAATCCCCATGATTGCCCAATCAGGATTCGCCGATATAATTCGGTCAAGTGATGAGGGCAATAGTCGGAAGACCGGTAAGACGGCGAACCATCTCCAATGGGAGGGTGGCGGCTACATGGTCCCGTTCGGTGCCAAGAACGCCGACAAGATGCGATCGTACTCTATCGCCATTATGCTCAAAGATGAGATCGACGCGTGGGCCGCTACGGTTGGCAAGGATGGAGACCCTGACGCATTGAGCGACGATCGGTGTTCGGGATATTGGGAGCGTCGCAAGATTGGTCGCGGCTCTACTCCCCTAGTGTTACCCTCGAAGATACAGTCGGCATATCTACGCGGGGATCAACGTAAGTACATGGTATTATGTAAAGCGTGCAGCTTCCCCCAGTATCTACGATGGGAGACCACCGACAAGGAGACCGGTATCGTCGGCGGCTTCAAATGGGAAATGGACGACGGTGTGCTCCTCCTTGAATCTGTCCGCTATCTCTGTCAAAACTGTGGCCATGAACATTATGAACATGATAAAGAGCTCCTATTCTCTGCAGATGGGGGAGCCCATTGGAACCCTACAGCGCGACCCGTCGAACCGAATATCAGGTCGTACCATTTGCCCGCCATGTATTCACCTATCGGAATGCAACCATGGTACAAATGTGTTAGTCAATATCTGAAGGGATTCGATCCAGTAGCGAAGAAGGTAAAAGATATCGGACAATACCAGGTATTCTATAACAACATCCTCGCTGAACCGTTCCAGATCATGGGCTCTAAGATTCGCTTCACCAGCGTATCGGCTCACCGCCGCGCTGTGTATCGTTTGGGTCAGGTGCCGAATGGGTACGCCGCTCAACATTCAGGGTCGCGGATACTGTTCCTTACATGTCAAGTTGATGTCCACAAAAAGAATCTCGCCGTGTCGGTGATGGGATGGACCCGCGACATGAGATGTTATGTGATCGACTATTGGCGTTATGAGGTGACCGGCGACGAGGACGATTGTAACGAGCTTGGTAGTCCGGTGTGGGGCAAACTGAGAAAGCTCATCGAAGAGACGACCTATACCGCCGACGATGGGCAGGTCTATCGAATATTGTCAACTCTTGTCGATGCCGGTTACGCGAATGATACCGTTAGCAATTTTTGTGCCGATTATTCGTCGGGGGTTTATCCGATACTCGGTAGAGAAAGAGCCGCGAAGAATCAGACAATCAAAGAGTTCGCAGAATTTAAAACTCAAGCGGGCACCATCGGTTATAGGATTTTAGTCGATCACTACAAAGATCGTCTAGCCCCTGTGCTACGTCGCGATTGGGTCGAGGAATCAGGGATACAAGATACATACCACTTCAACGCGCCGGTTGATATATCCGATAAGCAGCTCAAAGAATTAATCGTCGAGAGTCTTCGCGAGAAGCTCGACCCTAAAGGGAACACTATTCGCGAATGGTATCGCCCCGGCAACGCCCGTAACGAACTGTGGGATTTGTTGGTCTATGGGCACGCCGCCGTCGAGATCTTCGCGTGGAATATCTGCATTAAACAATTCGAATTAGAGACGATTGATTGGAATCAGTTTTGGGACTATGCCGAGAGCGCCGATAACGACGCTCTGTTTGGGAGGGTTGCCTGTTCAGTTAGTCCACTATAACAGTCTTACTTGAAGCGGCTATGATGGACAGCTTGTTGTGATGCTGTCATTTCTCTATCTCAACGCTATCCACGATACATCCCATTCTGTGCGCGATCAACCTTGCTTCAGCCTGAACAGGAGCAAAAAAATCTCTCCCCATGCCTACCGCATACCCTTTCTGCCACCGGCTTTCAACAGCTCTAATCAACGACTTACTAAACCCATGTATGTCACAAAAAGAAATAGCATCTTTCTTTGTCCAGAACACCTGGATAGAAAGCCACACAGCGTTATCAAGGACTTTGTGTGTGTTACCAATAAAGACAGCGGACTTATCAAAAGCCCCCGTCATCCGAGTCTTGTCTTGGCCAATCTGGGTGCATTTTATTGTTGCAGGCATCTTCTTATCTTCGTTTCCCGTTTGTTTATTTAGTTGATGTACGTATCTTATTCTATAGTGACGCTCCCATCAACACCTAATATCAATTATTTTTGATTTATTTTAATCAATAGGTATACTCTCCCCTATGAACGCCGCATTTATACGATCTCGAATCACCGCTATAGAAGCTCAAATTGTAGCCTATGAGGCGGCGGCGCTCGCGCTCGCTACCGGTGGCGTACAGTCGTACACGCTTGATACAGGGCAATCGAAAAAGACGGTTACCAAGCTCGATTTGGTCAACCTCCAAGCGACGATCAACGGCCTTATGAATCAACTAGTCGTCTACGAAGCGCGTCTTACCGGTAACGGTGTATTAATTGCGAGGCCCGGGTTTTGATATTAGCAGGCACACAGACACCTAAATCGGCAAGCGATCAGACCCCCGTTATACAGCTCGATCAGTTAGCGAGTTTCTATAATAGCTCATCGTTGTCTTCCGCCTGGACCGGTGATAAATTCGCGGGCGGCTTTGGTATCACTAAAGATTACGAGATTGTAGATCACTGGCTACTACGCAAGCGGTCGAAACAACTCTTTACAGAAAACCTCTACGCCCGCGGCCTGATTCGTCGCCTACTCACCA